CGTAGTCTTTTGGAAACGGAATTAAAAGAGGAAAGTGTTGTAGTATGGTTTAGATTCAACAAAGAAATTAAAGAAGCTTTGAAGTATCTGAAAAAGAAGATCAAGAAAAAAAATATATCCTGCCACTACGTAGCAGGCGATAATAAAAGCCAACGTGATGAGATAATATCGGAGTTCCAAAAAGGAAAGTTTAGAGTATTACTCTTCCAGATTAAGTGTGGACAGTACGGTATTAAATGTTCGAGAGCGTCTACAGCTATATACTTTTCAAATAACTATGACTTTAATGATAGAAGACAATCCGAAGATCGTATTCTTCACATGGAAAAGAAAGAGCCTTTGTTGTATATTGATTTAATAACAAAGGGAACTATTGACGAAGCAATTGTGAAGGCTCTTAGAGAAAAAGGAGCAACAGCGTCATACTTTATGTCAAGGCTTTTGCAGAATTGGAAAACAGACTTCTATGCTAAGGTTAAAGAGAAAGAAGAAGAGAAAAGGAAAAAGAAGGTTCATATCAATTGATCCCGGTCTTGGTGGAACAGGATGGTCGGTCTTTGATAGGGACGTTGGAAAAGTTCCGATTGAAGTTGGAATTATAAATAGAAGAAAAGGACACTGGTCTCACAGAGCGTTTATGATTGCGTACGGCATTGTGGAAATATGTGAAGCGTTGGAGGTCAGAGATTTGTACTGTGAGTATCCAGCTTTCTGGGACACTGTTGCTGGTACAATGGTTGCAAAGAGGGGAGACCTTTTAAAGTTGACGTTTCTTGTTGGTGTAATATGTGCGATACCGTTCGCATCTGTCAAGTGTTTGAAGAACTTTGAATTGGTTCCGGTTATAAAATGGAAAGGTCAGTTGAAAAAGAACGTTGTTATTGCCAGAATTTTGGCAAAGCTTGGAAAAGAAGCTTGTAAACGTTTTAGACTTCACATATGGGACGCTGTCGGTATTGGACTTTATAAACTGGGGTTGTTTTAATGGTTACAGAATGGTACTGTGAAGTATGTTGGTGTAATTATTGGACTGATCCGTCATTTAGAATTGAGATATTGGGAAATCACGAAGGAAAAAATGACGGAACCAAATTGTGGCTGTGTGTTTGTAAAAACTGCATGTTGGAGATAGTCGAGGAGTGTGAATGGAAGAGCGAGATCGCAATTAGTATTAGAAAAAATTTAAGGGGAGAGTAAATGGGAGCGTACATTAATCCAAAGGGAATGGACAAAGAGGCTTGGCTTGATTTACACGGTAAACCTACGTGTGAAGAGAGCGTTTTATATCACAAACCATTCGACGGTGGGTTGGTTGCTGTTTGTTTGGTTAACAATGGGCCGTTTACTGCAGCAGCTATCTTATTCGACGAAAGGGAGAAGAGAGACTTTAGTGGTCCGCATGATGCGAGACCCAAACAATGGTACTTTGTTGACGTTGAAGAAGTTAAAAACGTTTCAAATTTGGAGTGTTATATAAAAGACTGAAAGGAGAGAGCAATGAGTTTTCAAGTCGAAAACGTAACCGGGAAAAAAGTGATGAGCGTCAACGTTAGTCTGAGAGGGAATTTTTTAAGTGTGGGCATGGACATATATTCAAACCGTTACAAGAGGCTCGCTACAAAGCAAATGAACAATCCAAACAGAACGCCTCCGACTCACTACGACAGTTTTACAATGACACACGAACAGGCACTGATGCTCGCTTCTCTTATCTTAAAGAAGGCAGGGGACTTGGCAGACGAAGACAACTTTGATTCGAGGGACATACAATGAGTATCCCAATAGCTCCAAAGTTTAAAGTAATAGCATGTGTAGGTCCGTATCAAATACTTAAAGACGACAAAGGTTTTTTCAGGGTTAAGCTTCCAGGCTATCCGATTAAAGCTGTCGAGTTTTTAACTGCCGACAAAGCCAAGTTTCAAGCAAGGAAAGCTTTGGAAAAACTACGTGCGGACGGTAAGCTGAAAGCCAGCTCGTCTGAAAGATACTGGAGACCGTGACATGAGCAAGAAGGACAAACTCAGAGAAAAGATAAGAGAGTATGGTTTGCCTGGTCCGCTAATGGACTGCAGTGTAGACTTAATCCAAAGAACGCTTGCAAAGCGTGTATGGGAATTGGAGCATCCAGATAAAAAGTTTCCAAAGCAGTACGATACTATGCTTGCTAAGGACGCTAGCAAACTTTCACGTGAAGAGTTTGAAGAAAAGTTCAGCAACGAAAACTGGATAGCCGAAACAAAGCTCAACGGGTGTAGGGGATTACTTATAATCAAGCCGTTGAAAAACGGAAAGCAAAACGTTCGGATACTTTCAAGACGTCGGTCTGTCAAGACCTTTCGGTATGAAGAGAAGCAAAACAAGCTTCCGCAATTCAAAGACTTTAAATGGCATGGCGTTAAAGGGTTGACAATTATAGACGGGGAACTTTATCATCCAGAGCAACGGGCAGTGACAGCGTCTGGCACGCAAACAGAAAGTAGACTTCAAAACGCAACGTCTATACTGAACTCGCTTCCTAGCAAGGCACTGAAGACCCAAAAGAAAATTGGATTTTTGCGTTTCTGTGCTTTCGACGTTTTGTATTACAACGGAATGGATCTTCGGAAGCTTCATCTTGAGGAAAGGAAACACTACCTGTCAAAGTTCGGAGCCAACAACGAGTGCTATGTAACTGACATTGATATGATGAAGGGTATGATGGTTAAAGAAAGAAACGTCTTCTTTGAGATCATAGGCTTTACAAGATACTTTGACCTTCACAAGCACAAGATCAACAAAAAGAAGGCAAGCTTCTTCAAGTACTTCATGTCAGAGGTTGAAGACGGCGAGGAAGGTATAATGTTGAAGCGTCTTGACTCTACATATCAATCTGGAAAGAGGTCCAAAGACTGGTACAAAATGAAGGCTCAACAGACGTTTGACGCCTTCGTAACCGGTTTTCTCCCAGGGCAGGGCCACTTGGCTGGGTTGGTTGGTTCGGTACGTTTCTCGGCATATGTAAATGGCGAAGAAAAGATTATTGGAAAGGTCGGAGCTTTTCCACTCAAGGTTCGACAACGCATGACCGGAAAAAATGGAAAGTTGAAAAAGAAGTGGTACGGTAAGGTTGCCGAACTTCGAGGAGCAGACGTGACCAAGAATAAAAGACTGTTCCACTGTCAGCTTGTACGATGGAGAAAAGACAAAGACCCGGACGACTGTGTTGTGGAATTTAAGTAAGGAGAAGAGAGATGATAGGTAAAGTAATTAAATGGGAGCAGTTGAATTATGAAGGGACCGTGTTTCAATTTACGTACGGGCCTTTTATCTTTCAGGTGAACACGCCGTGTCCCACTATATCGATCTACATGCCAGACGCTTGTTTCCTACCCAAGAGTTTGATCAATAATAAAGAAAGAGTTTTGGTGCGTATCTTTGAACGCAACTTGGGTCAAGTATCGTGGAAGTCTTTCAATGAAACTGTTGAAAGGTTTCTGAAGACTGTCTATGGAACAGACTGCTAGGTTGTTTAGTTAAGGAGAGTACGATGTCGGAAGAAAGACAAACATTCAAACTACGTTTCCAACCGGGTGACCTTGCTTGGATCGTTAACAAAGACGGTTGGGTTCAGCTTGTTATAGTTCGTTCTGTTCATTGTTGTGAAGACGGATGCACATACTCGACTATCGGCATGTGTGGCGAAAGTATAAAGCTCAAAGACCGCAATGTAACAGATGCAGATATACTCCACTTTGACGATTGCAAAATACCTGGAGAATGGTGGAGGACAAACCTTTACTATGCAAAGGAAAAACTTATCGCCCATTGGAACGAAAACTACAAAAATCGTACAGACTTTGGCGATACAGAAGAAGATGAATGGATTGGGAAAGAAGATTATCCAACTTATAGGCCAGGCGAACATCCTACAAAGGTGGTGGATCCGAGATGAAGTCTTTACTGGATAAAAAGAAGAAAAAGTATTCGGTCGAAAAAGACGGCATTACACAAGGTCTGCTTCAGACCTGGATGAGCTGTCGTTACAAAGCACGTTTCTTTTTGGACGGCTGGCGAACAGTTGACACCAGAATGGCGCTGATTTTTGGTTCTCTTATTCACGGCATCAACGAGGCTGTATACAAAAAGGTTCGAAAAGGAAAAACAAAACATCCGCCTTCGACTAAAAAGATTAAGTCAATCACCAACAAGGCTTCCAAGATTTGGATCAAAGACAATCCAAGAGCAAGCAAACGGGCAAGGGAAATGTTGGCTGAGTCTGTAATGATAGCCAATATTTTAATGCCGTTGTATTTTGAACGTTGGGAGAAAGATGATTTCAAAGAAGCAGTATGGCAAGAGGTGGAAGGAAAGTTTAATCTTCCTGTAAAATTGAAAGACGGAAGACGTACAAGGTTCAGAGGAATGATAGACGGGTCTTTTCTTTCAAAAGGCCTTAACAAATTGTGGTTATTTGAAACTAAAACAGGTACAAGAATCAACCCGTTGAACCTTACAGACCGTTTGGCTTTTGATCTACAAGTTGGTTTCTACTTAAACGCTCTGTACAAACTTAAGGAAGCAATTCCTGAAGGCTTTCTTTACAATAACATTCGTCGTCCAGAGCTTCGTATAAGAAAGAAAGAGTCTCTAAAACAATTCGCAGATAGGATGGAAAACGATATACAAAAAAGACCTGATTGGTATTTTGTAAGGCTTCCGATATCTATATCAAAGAAAGAGTTTAAAGCAATACGCAAACAATTGTTTGTTATTGTACGAGAGTTTTATGATTGGTACGAAGGTAAGCTCGGACACTACAGATGTTCAGGACAGTGCGAAGGAAAGTACGGACGATGTGGATATCTTACAATGTGCGCAAACGGTGGAAAGCCGACTCCTATATATGTAAACTCTGGTTTTAGTTATAGGGAGCTTGACTAATGAAAGCAAAATTGACTGGGTGGAAGTTTGAGATAGGTGAAGAAGCAAAAGTAGATGAATGGCCTGTGAAAGTCATAAGTAGATCTTTCTCTTATATAGAGAACAGTGGAGGGTTTGAGTCAATAGAAACTTATTACTGTGAGAACATTTCAGAAGACTCTGTTTGGTCTTATGAAAACTTTGATGTTGAAGATATGGAGAAGAAAAAATGAAGGTTGTAGTCTTAGGAGCTGGTCCGGTTGGTTGTATTGCCAAGAGGCGTTTAAACCTTGTGAATATCAACGGTAATCTTTTCGACTCTATGAGCTATGACGAAATTCACAAAAGAACATTTAACCATGGAGCTCATTATCTTTGGAAACCTATTGAAGGTTTTTCTGTTAAACGTTGTAGAATTATTACAACTGTTGACGGTGATCAGGCTGTTGAAGAAAGCGTGCGTCGTTACAAAACAAAGGTTGGTCGATACGAAGAAGGGCGTGATTGGTCTAGACAGTTCAAACCGAAGTCAAAAGGATATCGAATAATATCTTTCCCTGACGTTGTAATTAACCACCATCACAAAGCCAAACGTATTGACGTGGTAAACAAGACTGTCACATTTGCAAACGGAACAGAAGACCACTTTGACGTTATTATAAGCACAATTCCTCTGAACATCTTAGTCCAGATCTCTGGTATGGTGGACAGACCGCAGTCGGTATTTGAATATCGTGAAATATACGTATATGAAACTCCGAGTATGCGTTGTAAGAACGAAGATATGGTTGTAGACTATGACTCGTCACCTACAGAGTCTGTATACAGACGTACATATCGAGACGGAAAATGTCATGCAGAGTCATTGAAGAAGTTTGACAAGCCTGACGCTATTTTAACGCCTGGTAAGATATGGACAAATGAGGAGACTAGAGAATGGGTAGAGCGTTTAAAAAGTTACAATATACATTGCTTTGGACGGTTCGGTACTTGGGAGGAAGATGAACTCTTGCACCAGGCGTGTGAAAAAGTTCAGAACTTTGTGGAGGGACTGTAATGTCAGGTTTCAGAGACCTTTCAATTATATATGCAGTGACGTCATTGTCGCCGTTTATACTGTGGAGGACAACGTGAAAGAGTTTGAAAAGATTTGGAAAGACCAGAGAGACTTTAATAAGAACTTCTTTCCAGCGCCAGAAACTTTCGACGATATGTCTGCTCAGACCAAAGAGCTAATACTTCATATGATGTCTGAGTGTGATGAGCTGTTGAGAGCAACGTCTTGGAAAATTCATAGGCGCAATAATAACAAGCCAAATCCTGAACAAGTGCGTGAAGAGCTTACAGACATATTCAAGTATTGGATTTCACTATGCCAGGTATGGGGAGTTTCACCGAAGCAAGCTGTCGAGGATTACTGGAGGAAAAGTATGGTAGTCCGCCAACGATATTCTGAAGAGTTTGTAATGCGTTTGAGCAAACACCGGATAGCTCTCTTTGATATAGACGGTGTTATAGCTGACTATTGTAATGGATTTTTAAGTTGGTTGATACGAGAAGCCTCTGCGGATTCGTTAAAGTCGTTGGCTGATAGGGCAAGAAATCTTGTAGATTCTCAAGTATGGATGTGCGCCGAGTCGTTGAAAATTGGTGAAGGAAAGTGGCAGGAGCTTAAACATAGGTTCAGAGTTACAAGAGGAAAAGTCTATTTGCCTGTGTTTAAAGACTCTCTCTATCTTCTAGACCTTTGTAGGCAAAAGGGATTTAAAATCGTTCTTTTGACCAGTAGGCCGATTGACAGGTATCCTAATATATACACAGATACTCTGGAATGGCTCAATAAGCATTCAATTCCATTCGACGCCATCTGGTGGTCGTCCGATAAAGACGAGATGCTTCTCTCCAGAAACTTGCTACCTAATATTGATTTTATGGTTGAAGACAATCTTCGATACGCAGATCAAATGGCGAATATCGGAGTCAAGGTTTATTTAATCAATAGATCAAATAAACCTATAGATGTTGGACGTAAAAAGTATAAGCGTCCTGGACAAATTAAAATAATCAAATCATTAGAAGAGGTGAAGGTATGACTGGACATCGAGATCACGAGTTTGTTGTAATTGAAAGTAAAAGGCTGGACTTACTTTTGAAGTCTGCAGGATGCCTAGTAACAGGCGACCTTACAGTGCCTGAATGGAGAGCTAGACTTAAAAAAGCAGTCGCAGACGTTAAAAAGAACGGAAGGATACTATCAGAGGTTATAGATGACGCTCTGAAAAAACTTTTAGTGGAGGAAGAAAAATGAACGGGCATAGAGATCATGCAAGGTTTACAGGGGAGGCTCCTAAGACTCCAATCGATAGGGGTCCTTTTGGACTGAAAGTTTCTCTTGATATGTGGGGACCGAAAGAAAACTTGATGGCGCACATATGGAATGAGCTAACAGCCAATTGGGGCAACGAACCTGCAAGAGTTGAAAAAGACGAAGATCTTACAACTCCGGAGATGGAACACGTGTACGAGGCGTTTGCAGGTAAAACTCTGTCACAGGTTCTTGAAGGCGTTCACTTTTGGTTCACTATCGACGGTGTGACAAGAGCGTGCACACACCAGTTGGTTCGGACACGTATTGGAGCTGCTATGATGCAACATGGCGGACGTGATAACGACTGGCGACATCGTCCGTGGACAATGCCGGAAACGATTCATCGTGCGTGTAGTTATTTTGATAGAGAGCCTGCGGAGAAGTTTAAGTACGATGACCGCTCTTATCAAATGCATCCGTGTGTAAGAGATCGAGAGGCTTTGGACAATTATATATACGGATCTGACGTAGACGGCGATATGGTTAAGTTAAAGCTCAGGGACCGCGTCTTTGAAGTTGTAGATGAATGCAAACAGTTATATGCAGCACTTGTTGATGCAGGTATTCCGTGGCAAGATGCTCGGAGGGTACTTCCCATTGGCCTGCAGACTTACATTCATATCAACTACAACTACCTTGCTTTGAAAGGCGTGTTGGCAAATCGACTCGAGCATGTGATGGATTGGGAGATTAACTGCGTGTCTCAGCTGATGTTACGTGAAATCAAAATGAAGTGCCCGTCAATATTCTCCAAGAACCTCGGTTCGCATTCTGATCGAATGAAGAAAGCAGCGTTTGAGAATATGGAGTCATGGCCTCCTGACGGAAAGTACGCTTCTGATAAGATGGGTGACGTGAGAACCCACAATCGAACGCAGATGCCGTTTTGGGTTCTTTCTCCAGAATCAATGGAGGGTGGTCCTATCGAATGGATACCTACCAATGGAATATATCCCAAAAATCTTAGACCAAAAGGAGAGAATAATGTCAAGTAAAAAGAAGAAGACTACAAAGAAAAAAGCTTCGACGGGTCCGGTACGTTTACCTACAGAACGTTCCAAGCCCAAGCAAAAACTTTCTTCTTATTCCATACTTTTGTATGGTGAGAAGAAGGTCGGAAAGACTACAATGTGTGCCGAGCCTGAGGCCACTTTGTTTGTACCTTTTGAGCCAGGCACAAAGGCTTTGTCGGTATTTGAAATGAAACCAGAGGACTGGGGACACTTCAAAAAGATTGTCAATGCATTATGCAAAGACAAAAAGAACAGGTTCAAGACTGTTGTCATCGACACTGTGTCAGTTGCTTACAAACGTTGTTGGGAGTGGGTTTGCAAGCAGCATGTCATTGGACACCCGTCTGAGGAGAAGTGGGGCAAGGCCTGGACTGACATCTCAGACGAGTTTACAAAGACGTTCGACAAGCTAATTCATTCTGGAAAAGGCGTTATATTCGTCGCCCATTCTCACACCCAGAGAATCGAGACTGTCGACGACGAGTATGACCATATCTCTCCTGCACTCCCAAAACAAGCGAACGAATACTTCTCTGCCATTGTCGATATCTGGGCATACTATGGTTATCGAAAAGGCAAAAGGTACCTTACGATTAACGGAGACGAAAGCGTTGCAGCTGGTCAGCGTATACCTGGTAGATTCTTGACACCAAAAGGCAAGAGACTTAAAAGGATTTACATGGGTGATAACTCTAAAGAAGCCTACAGTAATTTTGTTAAGGCTTTTAACAATACATACAAGCCACCAAAGGAGGTGACGAAGTCAAAAGTTAAAAAGACCAAGAAAAAGAGTCTCAAAAAGAAGTCCAAAAAATAAAAGGAGAAAAGTGAAATGAGTCTCAAGAGCATTTTGAAGAAGGGTCAGAAGAAATGGAAGAAGGCCCGCAAAGACGCCGAGAATATGGGGAAGTCCCAGGTGGAAGACGGAAGGTACGTTGCGAAACTTGTTGAGGTAAAGCCCGGCAAGTCTCAGGCAGGACGCGATCAGATTGTGTTCACGTACAAGATTCTGGAGGGCAAGCCCAAAGGCAAGAAGGTTTCTTCCTTCGAAGGAATTGAAACCGAAAAGAACCTCATGTTCCTCGCAAACAAGATTTCGAAATTTGGATACGAGGTTCCCGAAGATGCGACTGAAATTGTCGACGTGGTCGAAGAGCTTCAGAAAGAGAAGCCGACATGTCGCATCCGTGTCAAGGACAACGACGGCTTTGCCAACGTTTATCTTGACGGTCTCGTAGACGAGGAAGAAGTCGAAGAGTCCGAAGAAGAAGAAGAAGAAGAAGAAGACGAAGACGAAGACGAAGAAGAGTCCGAGGATGACGACGAGGAAGAAGAGTCGGAGGACGAGGATGAAGACGAAGACGAAAACGAAGAAGAGTCCGAAGAAGAAGAGGACGACGAGTCCGAAGAAGAAGACGACGAAGATGAAGATGATGAAGAAGATGACGAAGAAGAGGAAGAAGAAAACGAAGAAGAAGAGGACGAAGACGACGAAGAAGGGGACGATGCCGACGAAGACGAGGATGAGGAAGAGGAAGGCGAAGAAATCACAAAGGGCATGAAAGTTCTCGTCAAGAAAGGCAAGAAGAAGCTTCCCGGAAAGGTCACCAAGATTTTTGAAAAGGACGAAGCGGTCAACGTCAAGCTCGATGATGGCAAGCTCTTGAAAAAGGTTTCCATCGACAAGCTCGAAGAGTACGACGAAGACGAAGTTCCCGAGGAGCCCAAGAAAAAGTCAAAGGGCAAAAATGGAAAGTCCAAAGGCAAGAAAAAGAAAAAGTAGCGTGAGCGAAACTTCTTTAATGGGAGGGAGGCTTCGGCCTCTCTCCCTTCTGCAATTCTAAATTATAATTAGGAGTTCAAAATGGAGCCTTTGAAAGTTTTCAAACCTATGCCAATGAATATGAGGGAGCGTCTCACAGACGAGTTTTTCGTAGAGTGCAGGTCTATTCTGGAAAAGAAGGGTAAAGATTACTCTCCAGACGACGAGGCGTTTGGCGAGATCATAAAAATGGCACGTGCAACTAACACGTCGCCAGAACAGGTTATGTTTATCTACATGTTCAAGCACTGGTCTGCTATCCAGAGCTATGTGAAAAGAGGACGTGTAGAGTCAGAAGAGATTCACGGAAGACTGAGTGACCTTGCAAACTACGCTGCACTAATGTCTGCTTTTATAAAGTTTTACAGGTCGGGAACTGTAAATGGCAAATCCAACGTTGAAATTTTTGATGACGATTACTATAACTTTAAACACGGTGACAAGGTAAAACTTAATCCAACCGTAAAGTTTGAAGAAATCAACGAAGACCTTATGGACGCGTATGCTTGGACGATTGAACAGGGTGTGAAAGAGTGCAGTGATTATGTTGTTGAAGGAAAATCGTTCATAGACTCTCAAATAAAAGAACGTCCTAAGTTCATGAAACTAAAAGAATTTCCAAATAGGGTTTTTCTTAGAAGATTGTTTGTAAGGGTTTAACATGGCACGTCTTAAATTAAAAAGAAAGATTCGTGCTGAACAGTCCGGAATGAACAAGCTTCGTGGAAAGTATATAGCTCTTGACACGGAAACTACTGGACTGATTCCGTACGGACCTTGCAAACACTGGGGCTTCTATCCTGCCAGACCTTTTGCCTTTTCTTTTTGTGACTGGTACGGTAACAAGGCTTATATACGTTGGGAAGTCGATCCAAAAACACGTCGTGTTATACAAGAGAAAAAGACTGCTAAGATGATACAAGACCTTCTTGATAAGAAGGGAGTTGTAATCATATTCCACAACGCTTCATACGACTTGAAGATGATACAGTTTTCAGGTTTTGAGATACGCGGCAAGTATCACGACACTATGATTATGGCTCACGTTGTGACCGGAGGAAGTGAATTTACGTATGCACTTAAACCTATTACAGACAAGTTTTTTGACTTCCCACAACAAGACCAGAAAGATCTAATTGAAAGTGTCAGGTCAGCGTGGAAGCAAAACAAAAAAGTGCATCCTGAGTGGAAGTTCGCAGATAAAGCGTTCCAAGGAAGGCAACCTGTACAAGCAGACTATTGGATGGGTAATAGAAGGCTTTGCAAAAAGTACGCTGTTCAAGACGCAGTACGTACAATGTTGCTTTATCAGTTTTTGATAAAGAAGCTGAATAAAGATAAAGTACTTAAAGACGTTTACAGAAGAGAGATGCGGCTCCTTCCTGTTCTTGAAAAAATGGAACTGAAAGGTATGATGGTTCGCAAAGAAAAAGTTCTAGAACTGATAGAATACTATGAGAACTATATGAAAAAGCAGTTGAGGAAAGCAAATAAAGAAGGTGGTGGTAAAGACCTAAACTTCAGAAGTCATAAACAGTTAGTTAACGTATTCTTTGAGATACGGAAACACAAGCCAGAATTCTTTACACCTGGCGGAGCTCCCAAGATGGATAGCAAAGTACTTGGACGTCTCGCTGAGAAGGACAAGCTTGCCAAAGCTATTCTGGAGTATAGAACTGCAGCCCACGCTATTTCAGGTTTCCTTGAACCGTACACTAGGTTTTGGGTACCGGAAGATGGCCTGATGGTTTTACATCCAAACTTTAGACAAGTTGGAACTGTTACGGGACGGTTGTCTTGCTCAGATCCAAACTTGATGACAGTTTCTTCTGCGTCAACAGGTCGTCGTCGTTCAGATGTTGTAGAGCGTCCTCGTGAAGCTTTTGGACCTAGACCTGGTACCGTTTGGTACCTACCGGACTATTCACAGATTGAAGTGTGGCTTTTCTCTTTTATGTCTGGTGAGAAGGGTATGCAAAAAGCCTTGATGAGCGGATACGACTTCCATGGCTCGGTTGCAAATGATGTTTGGGGCAAAGAGCAAAACTTTAAAGAACGTTATAAGTATTGGAGGAAAAGAGCTAAAATTGTAATGTTCTGTAAGTTGTACGGAGGCGGAGCCAAAGCTGCTTCCAGACTTTTGGAGTGTTCGGTTGAAGAGGCAGAGGACTTTATATCAAAGTTCGATATGAGGTTTCCAGGTGTCAATAGATTTCAAAGACGTATGATCAACAGGGCAAACAGGCAGGGCTTCGTAAGAAATAAGTTTGGAAGGATTTATTACTTACACCACAGCCAGTCTTATCGTGCAGTCAATTACCTTATACAAGGAACTGCCGCAGACATTTTGAAGAACGCTTTGTACTATGTTGATAAGATGTTGAAAGAGAAGTGGCCTGGTTGCAGTCTTTTGCTTCCTTTGCACGATGAAATATGTGTCGAAGTTCCTCTCGAGTACCACAGCAAGAGGCTTATGAGAGAAGTAATATTTGAAATGCAAAGAGACTCTGACAGGGTTGGTGTTCCAAAGCCGTTACCTGTTGGAATGAAAATATGTAAGACCCATTGGGATGAAACTACAGAAATTGAGAATGTATAATGGCTATGAGTAAACGGCTATTGTGCCAAAAAATATGCAGGTTGTCAAGAATAGTAAGAACTAGACACGGTTGTTCGAGTCTTCAAAAAGATGAACTTAAACAGCTGTATAGTTATCTTTCACTTAAGCAGAAAGAAGTAGAAGACCTCGAGCTAGAGATCTCAAGATTAAGGACTCAGCTTAAATCGAAAGGCAAGTATAAATGATAAACCAAAAAACGTTTACGACGCATGGCGTCAACTTTACTGGAGAGTCGGGCGACCAGTGGACCGGAGACTGCCCTTTCTGTAGTAAAGAGGGAAAGTTTTACGTTAACGTCAACAATGGACTTTGGGATTGCAAGACGTGCGGTTTAAACGGAAACATTTCTGAATTTTTGAATCAGACGTCTCTTATTTACAAGAAAAGGCTTAAGAAAAAATTACTGATTAAGCTCGCCAAGGATAGGGGTCTTCCTTCAAAGGCTTTCAAAGGATTAGATATCGGATGGAATGGAAAGTCGTTTACTTTTCCTGTCAGAGATGCGAAGGGAAAAGTTGCAGATATTAGAATGTTTAAAACCGGATCAAAGTTTATACGTAGTACTCCAGGATGCAAGACAGGTTTATTAGGGCTAGATAAAATTGGAGAAAATGTTGAAGAGCCTATTATAGTATGTGAAGGAGAGTGGGACAAAGTTGCTTTAGATTTCCTTTTGAAAAAAGTGGGAAAACCTGGAAAGGTTGTAGCTGTTCCAGGGGCACAAGTTTTTAAGCAGCATTGGGTTCCGTATTTTGACGATAGAATTGTATACGCAATGTATGACAATGACAACCCTGGAGAGAACGGAGAACTTGTTCTTGAAAAAAGACTGACAGGGACTGCAAGTGAACTCTGGTATTTGCATTGGATAGAAAAACTTCCGTCTGGTTTTGATGTACGTGACTACGTGATCCGTGCACGTCGAGACAAAAAATTCAAAAAGTATTATAAGTCCATTATGTCAATGCTTCGGTCCTCTCCGAGGAAAGAGACTTCTAAGGATACAACGTATTTGAATGAAAAGGGTAAGAAGGTTATAACGAAAAAAGTTAAACCAATCTCTCTTAAGAAGGTATTTAAGGCATTCAACAAATGGTTGTATCTACCTAATACAGACGCGATTGAAGTTACACTTGCTGTAATGGCTTCGAATAAAATGGAAGGAGATCCGTTATGGATGTTTCTTGTCTCTCCTCCAGGGTCTTGTAAGACTGAAACGCTATCGTCTTTATCGAAATGTAAAAATGACGTATACGCAACGTCTTCTCTTACGCCTCATTCGTTAATATCTGGAGCGTCCTGGGTTGAAGGATCTGATCCAAGTTTGATACCGAGGTTGAATGGAAAGGTTCTTGTTATAAAAGACTTTACAACAATCATGCAGAAAAGGGAGCAAGAGCGTGATGAGATATTTGGTATCCTCAGAGACGCTTATGATGGTAAGTGTTCTAAGGTTTTTGGAACTGGTATTACTCGAAGCTACTCTAGCAGCTTTTCTGTTCTCGCTGCGGTCACACCACGTATATATGAAGTTGCGGAAAGCCATCAGTCGCTTGGAGAGAGATTTCTGAAATTTACAATGGCCGATAACATGAAACATTACTCTGAGGAAGAAATTATTAACAAGGCCATTTCAAACGTTAACAAAGAGAATAAGATGAAAGACGAATTGGCAAACGCTGTATATGCTTTCATGCAAAATAAATATTTGGGTTTCGTACCCGATATGCCAGACGAGGTAAAAGCGAAGATTATTGCATTGGCGAGGTTCGGTGCAAGAATGCGTGGCACTGTATCTAAAGAAAAACATCGACAAGACATTGTAAAGTCAAGACCGTCTGCGGAAGTTGGAACTCGAATCGCAAAACAGTTAACAAAACTTGCGTACTCGCTTGCAATGATAAGGAATAAAAAGTCTGTAGGTGACAGGCAGTATAAATTGGTTAAGAAGACTATGCTAGATACTATTCCACAAAGGTCAGAGGATATTGTACGTCTTCTTTTCAAGAAGTGCAAGACTATTGACGATACATTAACAACAAAAGAAATTTCTCATGGAACCAAGTATCCGCTTGCAACTGTGTTTAGAATTTTATCAGACATGGTTATGCTGGAAATAGTATTACAAGTTGGTCCGGCAGGTAAGCATCAGTATACACTTTCACCTTATATACGAAAGCATTTAAAGACAGCAGAACTGTACACAACGTCTGAAGAGTTGAATAGAACGTCGATGATGAGAAAACGTTTAAAGATGAAGAAGAAAAGGAAAAGAAAAAAGTTGGTGATCGTTTGAGGATTGAATTTTACAAAAAAGAATTGTGGGAATATGGACAGTATGTTTTGCACTTTATTAAAAGACGTGACTTCAAAGGTTCTATACTTTATAAAGACGAGATACCAATTTCATGTATTCCTGGAGAAGGAGTCATACTTGAATACCTTAGACGAAAACAATGCATGCCGGTTCTCGATGGGGTAGGAAACTTTTTTAGACTTTTAATTCATTTTATGTCGAGAGACGGTCGAGACTTCAAACAGTTCGATGGAAGATTGGCTATTGTGGCTTTGATGAAAGGCTTGAGTTTTTTACACGGAAGAAAGGTTGAAGAATGCCAAGGAGAAAAGAAAGTTCCGTTTTAAATCAACCTGGTCAGATTAAAATTTTAGACTTTCACCGTTTTTCAGGTTGGAGTAGGAGAGGAACTGTCTATAGAATTGGACTTCGAATACCGCAATTTGACTTTCCAACTCTTCCTGGTATGGATTTTAAACCTAAAGTTATTTCCAGTGCAAGACGTTTAGATAATAAGGCGTGGTCGTTCTTTGCGTCGTGTGCAGGGTACTCAGACGTTGCTGTGAAAGACGGTACGATATTTGTATATGGAAATGGCGAAAATGACCTTGCTGAAAGAGTCTCGTATTGGCTAAAATGTAAAAAGTGGAGGGTAGTACTTCTATGAGTTTGTTTATGAAAAAAAGAACTCTTGGGATAATAGTTACCACTGCGTATCCAAATATAATGCGTGACATGTTTATGAAAACCATAGACAATATAAGTCACATCAAAAATAGGTCCGTACTTTTGATAAATTTCTTGGACAAGGCGTATACAAAAGGTCAGGTGAAGGAAGTAAAAAAGATATTAAAGTCCAAGGGTTGGAAAGTTAGATGTACCACTCATAGAACAGACCCAGGCATGTCCCCAAAACTTATATGGTTGAGAGAGTCCGCGTGCCAACTTTTTCCAGATGCAAAGTATTATCTTATAACAGACGACGACATGAAATTTGGATCGGGTACTCTGAAGTATAATATACCTGCAGGACAGAGGTATCTGGAGTGCCTTGATTACATTGGCAGATTTGAAAATTGCTGCGGCGTAATGTGCAAAGGCTTCCTAGGCGGATACATACAACAGTTGAAAATTAAACCCACGTGGCATTGTGTCTACTCTATTGACAAGGGAATGTTTTTAAGGAACGGCATGCCGATTTTGGGTTATCATATCTCACCTCCAGAAACTTGGAAACTTTACGGAGGGTACGCTGAAAAACCGTCGTCGTTTGGATGGATTTCAAAAGGCTATTGGTTTGCAAAGCAAATGAATGTTCCAATAATACATAGACCTGAGAAGAAAACTTACAAAAAGTCGAAAAGAAGTATGCACAGTTTAAAGGTCGTAACTGACAATGTTGGAAAGTACCTAGAAAAAGTTTA